GAACGACTACCCGGCCAGTCCGGTTAGGTCACTCCCGGCTCCATCGGTGGGAGGTCAGTAAACCGATGAACAAAACCGCACTTGCCTCTACCGGCGACCGGCGATCCGACAGGCCCGAAAGCCTGCCAACGCGCAGCCCACTGCGACGGCGGACGAGGTGCTGACCGAACTGAGTGAATGACCTGGTAAGCGGGTGCGGAGAAACACGGAATTTTTCACTGATGCACCTGGTGACGGGTGCATTGGGAAAACAACCGAGGGCAAGACGATGCAAGAACAAAAACCGCGCCGCGTGAAGGCGAAGATCACCCGCGTCGTGACCGAGATCGCGATTATCACTCTAGACCGCCAAGGAAACGTCGATGAGTACATCGAACTGGTCGAGGAGCTGGAGTGCGGCGAGATCAGCGAAGTGCACGACGTTCACACGGTGCTCAGCTACCACGACTGACCAACCAGCGCCACGACAGCCTGTCGTTAACTGCCCGATCCTCTCTATGAGAGCGCATCGGGGTGTGATCTGAGGCTAAGCCTCGGGCAGCGGATGTGTCAACCGGTCGCCTTCAGGGCTACCCCTTCCGCCGAATGCCGGTTGAGCCCCGGCCAGATCACACCCCGATGCGGACGAAACTGCGGCCTATAACCGCCCACCTGCATGCAGCAACACCAGAGACCGGCGAGCGCCCGCCAAGATGCCAACGGCGCGCGTTGGAGGATGACCATCATGAAATAGACGAACGATTCAACTTGGGTAGCGAAGAAAGCCTGCAGTATTCGCTCGAGACTCCATGAACAGGCAGCGGACAGTAGGCCGTCGATGTCACCGCGCATCGGCCGAATGAGGTAGGCCACCCCAGCGCACGAAGACAACTTGATGATGCAAGCCCGGTCTGTCGCCAGCAGCGAGACCGGGCCTCCCTGCCCCGACACCACCCGAATGCACTCCCCTCCGCGCCCAACGGCAACCAGCGGAGCGGATGAGTGCATCCGAGTTTTGTTGGATCAACACCCGCCACCACGGAGGCGACCATGGCAACCAGCTATGCAGACAGTGCGCAGGCCCGAGAGTGGGATCGGCGCTTTGATGAATGGGGGCGCCCCAAAGCGCCGAAGGTTGAAGACTTTCACGACTACGAAGCCGCAGCTCAAGAACTCACCCAGCGTCAGGCGCTGATGGCAGCTCAAGAGCTAGTCGACCGCAAGGCGCGGGCCAAGCGAGTCGCGGCAGCGGTGGTCGCGTACGGCGAATTCTGGGGGCTGAAATGAACGTCCAGCAGCGTGACCACCAAACGGCGGTGACTTGGATTGAGGGCGAGATCAGCAACATGATCCGCGACCTCGGCAAGCCCAACGCCAGCGCCGCAGCGACATCCTGCATCACCCTGGCCTTCATGCTTCGCGCCATCGACGACAGCGAGCACCGTCACTACCGCGCTCGCATCGACCAGATTTACGCCTCTTACAACGCTTCAGTCACGCAAGGAGCTGCAGCATGACAACCCCGTTGGTGAAATCGCTGGTCGATGAGCAGCTCGACGACATCGAGCGCCGCATCGCGATTCTCGGCTTCGGCCTGCCCTTCAATGAAGTAATCGGCCGCAAGCGCGAGGATCTGGTCGACAGCCTCCCGCAGCGCCTGTCGGTGACCATGAAAGGCGGACGCATCGCGGTGAGGGCTCGGCCATGAATCTCTTGTACTGGTTTCTCGTTGTGATCTTGATTGCCGGCGCAGGCGCCTACGGCGTCATCGCTGACGGCTCAGGCTCGGCGCCGTGCCAGGTGCCGCGCTCCACCACCTACAACGTGTTCCGATGACCAGCCGGCAGATGGCCCGCCGCATCCTCATTCGGCGCGGATCGTTCTCCGCTATCGGCATGTTCACCTTCCTGATGTTGCTCAGCGCCCTCGCCGACCGCATCACTCAATAAACAAAGCCACCACAAGCCGCGCCCGGCGCGGCAAGGAACCGTCATGTCTGCAAAAGCCCAACAAGCACCGTTGCAAGAATCCATCGAAATGACCGCCGTAGCGCCAAAAGTAGCTGTCACCGACATCGCCGAATATCGGCCGCATGAAGAACAAATTGTCCGCTTGGAAACGACCTACGCGAACCTCGTTGTCGACTGCTCTACAAGTGAGGGCTTGGCGAATGCGAAGGAAGTTCGCGTGGATATTCGCGATGTCCGCTACGCCTTGGCCAATACCACGAAAACGGCGCTGATTCCCTATCAGCAGGCGGTTAAAGACGCCCAGGCTCGCGTCAACCAAGTGAAGGAATTTGGTGAAGCACTGAAGGAGCGCGTGCTGGCGATCGAAGCGCCTGTAGACGAGGCAATCAAGGCCGAAGAAAAGCGCGCCGCTGACGCCAAGGCCGAACGCGAGCGTGTCGAGGCTGAACGTGTCGAGGCCATCCGGAAAAAAATTACCCGATTCAGCTCTGTAGCAGCAGCGTACGCAAGCCGCAGTGCTGCCGATGTTGCAGCCGTGCTTCAAAGCGTCAAAGAGTCGGTAATCCTGCCAGACGAATACGCCGAGTTTGAAGCTGAAGCCACCATCGCCCGCGACAACGCTATTGATCAGCTTGAAGCGCTGCACCGGGCTGCTGTTGACCGCGAAGAGGCGGCAGCCAAGCTGCTGGCCCAACAAAAAGAGTTGGATGAACTGCGTGAGAAGCAACGCATCGCCGATGCTGAAGCAGAAGAGTTGCGCAAGCAGCGCGCCGAGGAAGATCGCCTGCGCTTGAAGAAGCAACAGGATGAACTCGACCAGCAGCGCCGCGACATGGAAGCGCAACAACGCCAGCAGCGCGAACGTGATGCGCAGTATCAGCGTGACCAAGAAGAACTGGCTCGCCTGCGCGCACTGGCTGCAGCACCCGCTTCGGTTGCAGACGTCATCACGACGCCCGCCGTTACCAACACATTGCCAGCAGGTGCAGCCGAAGTTGATTCGGCTCCAGCGGCTGACGAAGTCGCCGACTCGAACATGCCGAGCGCCGCCGAAGTGGTCGAGGTCGTGGCCATGGCCTTCTGCGTCACCAATGACGAAGCATCGGCCTGGCTGCGCGCCCTGTCGTTCTAACAAACCCTGAAATCACCCCGGAGGCCGGCCAAAGTCGTCGGCTATGGAGTTAGGAATGAACGCTCAAACCCAGATTGCTACCGTACCAATGGACACAAGCCCGACGGGCCTGATCCTCAATCGCGACAGTATGCAGTCGATGACTGAACTCGCGGGCATCATGGCAGGCGGCAAAACCACCCTGCCGAAGCATTTCCACGGCAACACTGCCGACTGCATGGCAGTGATCATGCAGTCCATGCAATGGGGCATGAATCCCTTCCAGGTGGCGCAGAAGACATTCATCGTCAACGGCGGCCAGCTCAGCTATGAAGCACAGCTCGTCAACGCGGTGATTACCACGCGAGCGCCGACCCTTGATCGAATCCATTACGAGTGGTTCGGGGACTGGGACAAGATTATTGGCAACTTCCGTGAAATCGAGAGCAAAAAGCAAACGGATGATCACGGGCAGCCGAAGAAATACCGCGTCCCAAACTGGAATATTAACGACGAGAAGGGGCTCGGCGTCCGCGTCTGGGCGACGTTCGTTGGCGAAGACGCTCCCCGCGAACTGACCACCTTGATGACCCAGGCGCGGACCCGAAACTCTACGCTATGGGCGGATGATCCGAAGCAGCAGATCGCATACCTGGCGCTCAAAAAATGGGCTCGCCTGTATTGCCCCGACGTGATTCTTGGCGTGTACACCCGTGACGAGCTGGACGACGGCTACGCGCTTCCGGAAACGGACGTTACCCCACGATCTACCAACGAAAAGCCAGCAGATGTGGGAGCTGCGTCGGTTCCTCAGGGCGACGCAACCGACGCTACTGCGGACCTGTTCGAGCAGCTCAAAAAGATCGCTCAAGAGCAAGGAATTGATGGCTACGAAAAAGCCTGGAAGGCCCTGAAACCGCAGCAGCGTGGCGCAATTGGCGTGACACGTCACGGTGAGCTGAAGTCGATTGCACAGACAATCGAGGCAGAGTTTACAACCCTCAATGAAAGCTCGAGCGCCAGTGCTGACAACGATCCGCAGGACGGTAATCAATGAACGCCTCAGTAGACCTTCAGCGCACCGAGCAGTGGCATCAAGACCGCAGCGGGCGCCTCACGGCAAGCAGGTTCAAGGATGTGATTGCTTGGGGTGATCGTGACAAGCAAGGGAAGCGCAAGCCACTCGCGGCCCGCACCACTTACATGCGCGAGTTGGCCTTCGAGCGACTGGCCAACCGATCGAAGCATTCGGTCAGCAGCAAGTCGATGGCGTGGGGTACCGAGGTCGAGCAGTCGAGTCACGACTTTTACGAAATTCTGACCGGCAATACCGTCATCAAGTCGGGCTTCTTGGTTCATCCAAAATTCGACTGGTTGGGCTGCTCGCCGGACGGCTTGATTGGCGAGGACGGCGGCATCGAGTCGAAGTGTCCATTCAATGAAGCCGTCCACGTTCGCACCTGGCTCGAAGGAATGCCCGACGAACACAAGCCTCAGGTTCAGGGCTGCATGTTCGTTACGGGCCGGGAATGGTGGGATTTCCTGTCGTTCGATCCGCGCCAAGACGAAGACTGCCGCCTGTACATCGAGACCATCAAGCGCGATGACGAGTACATCGCGATGCTTCATCAAGAGCTGGTTCAGTTCAACCTGGAGCTGGGCCGGATGGTTGACGAAGTAGCGGATAAAGCGCGGGCACAAGCCCATCGATTAGGAGCCTGAGCATGATCAGCCTCAATCTCAACGCGGTTCTCGCCAAAAAATCCGAGTCAGAGCGAATCGAGGCCGCGATGGCGGACTTCTGGGCGCGCCCCGGCGGTAACTATCAGGAGCTGCCGATCGCCCGAATGAAGCCAAAGCCGCCCCGCTCGAAGAAAATAGACCCTGAAACGGTCCTCAAGCGTCGGCCGAAACCGATATCGGCCGCTGACCGCAAGGCTCTGCGCAAAATGGCGGACTCGCTATGAAGTCGAAACGCAAACCCAACAACGGTTTCGCCCGGGCTGAACGCAGTTGCCGGGCGCTGCTGCGCACCAACCACGTCGCGGTCGTGAACATCGATCCCAGCGGCAGCCAGATCATGGCGAACTGGAAGAGCTGCAAGCAGATCCGGAGCCTGGCAATCGCCAACGCAATCTTCGATTTCTCCTACCGCTGGACGATCTACATCGCCGCCATGTGTCGTGACGAGTGCGGTGCCGAGTACATCAAGTCGGTGGAGATTTCGCCGGAGGGCATCTACAAGGTCGAGCGCCTGACCGACGCCATCGAGCATTACTACCTGGAGCTGCGCAACAGCGCGAACCCGAACCATCTGGTGGCTTCGGGCTGGATCGCCATTCCCGACGAGATCTCGATGGATGAAGCTCAAGCCGCGAAGCTGTTCTACGCCGCCGGCGCCTGGCACCAGGTGAAGGTCGCAGCGTGAGACGTTTTCGCATCCAACAACGCAAACGACAGACCTGGCTGGACTCGCCGGCCAGCGGAATTGAAGAGGTAGGCCATGGCCAAGAGCAATGCGTAGTTGCAGAAGGACAAGCGAGCCAAGGAGAAAGCGCTGCTCGATCGGATCGGCGCCGAGAAGCGATCGCTGATTGTTTCGAAAGCGCTCGATGATGCGCTTCAGGTTCTCGGCGAGCGCCACGGCTTCGAGGAATGGCAGGAGACGGTGTCCACTTTCCTGATCAACCTCGCTGCGGCTCCGTCCGAAGAGTCAGAGCGATTCGTGAAGGTGTCGCGACCGAAAATCCATGTTAAGGAAAAGTGGTTGCGACAGCTTGAAGAATTCGCGAAGACCGGCGTAGAAGCTTGAACTGGGCGTCATTGTTTTGAGTCTTCCTCAAACCGCCGCCAGCTCATTTCACACACTCGACACTGCGTGAGCGCTTCCATGCGCATGAGTTCAAATTCTTGATCCTCAAATGCCAAAGAATCCAGCGATCGCTCGACGGCAGATATGATGGTTTCGATGCTTCCAGCCACCCCCAAAAAACTTTCAACTAGTTCGAACCTACCGAGCTCATGAGGCGGTATCTGGCTAAGGGAGTTTTTTGACATCCTCAATATCTGGCCAAAAATGATCTTCCAGTTCTCATGGATGACATGCCGGGAGTCGTTTGACTGCAACAATTGCCCAAAGGTAATAGCATTGTGTGCGGCGTTTTTCACCACCGCATAAAAAGCCATGGAGCGACGCTGTGCCTCCTGCACTCGCATCTGATCCTGCTTCTTAATTTGCTTGTTACCTATGAGGAATGCTGCCCAGATCGACGCGATGGAGCCTACCGCCTGCACCCACGACGCCAGTCCAGGGTGGTGCTCAATCCAATACGAAATGCACTCCAAACTCATATCTGCTCCTTCCGGCGCCATGCCGGGCCGAACACAAATACCCCACTTCTACGAATCACGCCAGCCGGCGAGGCAATCGGCTGTCTGGAGCAGTTATGAATCCCTATATGATCACAGGGTTCCTGACTGGTACCAGTCATAGTCAGATTGAGGTAGGTGTTGCGTTCCCTATTCTGCCGATTAACGCTCCCACTCATTTCGGCCTGGAGTATTTTGCAAGTAGATCATCTGCTTTTTTGCAGATTTTAGATTGCACGTCACTAATCAGATGAAGGCGGGCCTGCCCTTTCAAAAAATAGTCTTGCCACAAATCAGTAGGCTTTTCACGCAGTGCGGAGATCCGAGTAGAGAATGCAATAATTTCTGAACCGCCACTTCTGACTTGTTCAACAAACTCCCAATAAGAGGTACTAAGTTCGGCTTGTTCTTCTGAACTCAAATGGTGCTGGAGAATAATGTAAGCGCCGTAGAGCGCCGCATCCGCATTACTCCAAGCTTTTCTAGCAGCTTCCGTTTTACTCGAGAACCAAAAGTCGACTTCTCTGTTATCCCACACATCGTCGAGCAGGCTAAAGCCTAGTGAGACGTACCAATAACCCTCGCCCGCGCTTTGACACGCTTGGTGGAAATCTCGAATAGCTCTGTATTTTTCAGCAAAAAGAAATTGCTTCCTCCAAGCACTTAAAGCAATCAATGCCGCAACTGCGGTGATAACGGTGGCAGCAGCCCCAAATATTTCAAAAAGATCGTGGACATTATCAACCACGAAAAAATCTGTCTTAATTGGAATCATCCCCCAAATCGCCCCTGTACAAAACAACGAAATACAGCCAACCCAGATCACCCAGTCTTTTTTCAAAAAAATCTCCCGCCAAATTTCACTTAACGAAGATTATGCCGAAGCCAAAGGCTTCCGGCGAGGATCCCCTATGTCCGCACAACAGAAGAAACACCCTTTCGATTTCAAAACTCAATACGGACTCGGCTTCAGCACTCAGGACGATGAGATCGTTGTCGACTTCTTCTGCGGTGGCGGCGGCGCCGGTACCGGACTGGAGATGGGTCTGGGCCGCGCGGTGAATGTCGCGAAGAACCACAGCCCGCAAGCGATCAGCATGCACACCGTCAACCACCCGGGCGCGGTGCATTATACGACCGACGTGTTCGACGGTGATCCCGACACCGAATGCGGCGGCAAGGCCGTTGGCTGGTTCCATATGTCGCCGGACTGCACCCACCATAGCCAAGCCGCCGGCGGCCAGCCACGCAAGCGTGAGATTCGGAACCTGTCGTGGATCGGCCTGAAGTGGGCCGGCAAGAAGAAGCCTCGCGTCATCAGCCTGGAGAACGTGAAACAGATCCTTCAGTGGGGGCCGCTGATCGCCAAGCGCTGCAAGGAAACCGGCCGGGTCATCACCCTCGACCTGATACCGCATCCGACCAAGCCGAAGAGCATGATCAACCGAGTCGCCGACAATGGAGAGGTCGTGCCGGTAAACAACCAGTTCCTGGTGCCTGATCCAGCGCGGCGCGGGCAGACTTGGGCCGTCTTCGTGGCTGAGCTGGAGCGTCTGGGCTACGCCGTCGAATGGCGGGTGCTCAAAGCCTGCGACTACGGTGCTCCGACCAGCCGGGAGCGCTTGTTCATGATCGCCCGCTGCGACGGCCAGCCGATTGTGTGGCCTGAGCCGACCCACGCGAAGAACCCGGCGAAGGGCCAAAAGAAGTGGCGCACCGCCGCCGAGTGCATCGACTGGACCATCCCGAGCAAAAGCATCTTCGACCGGGCAAAGCCGCTGGCACCCGCCACCCTACGCCGGATCGCCAAGGGCATGAAGAAGTTCGTCATCGATGCCGCTGACCCATTCATCGTGCCGATCGCGAACTGGTCGGGCGAAAGTGTTCAGTCTGCCCATGAGCCACTGCGCACGGTGACGTCCTGGCCGCGCGGCGGATCGTTCGCGGTGGCGAGCCCGATCATTGCGCCAGCAACCCATCAGGGCAGTGATCGCATCAACGATCCCCACGCCCCGCTGCCGACGGTGACCTGCGCGAACCGCGGCGAGCTGACGCTGATAAGTCCGGTGCTGGTTGGCGCCGGTGGGCCGGAGTACAGCGGTAAGCCAGCGACAGCAGATCAACCGGCCGGCACACTAATGACTCAAAACCATCGCGCGCTCGCCTCTGCGCACCTGGTCAAGTTCCGGTTCTCGGATGAAGGTAAGGCCCTCGACGAACCGCTGCCGACTATCACCAGCGGCGGCAACTACCAGCGCCCGGCCGGCGCCGCCCACGCCATGGGCATCTCGACGGTATTCATGGCCCAGATGAATGGCGGCTTCAACACCACCGACGCCAAGAGCGTCGACGATCCGATGACCACGGTGACGAACACCGGCAGCCAGCAGCAGTTGGTGACAGCGACACTGATCACAAACACCACCGGCAACGCAGCAACTGATCTGAAGAATCCGGTACCGACAGTCACAACCGGGCAGCACCACGCGCTTTGCTCCGCCCACCTGGCTACGCTGCGGAAAAACTGCATCGGACGGGAAATGGATGAGCCTGTGCCGACAATGACTGCCGGCGCCGAGCATCACGCGCTGCTGGAGTACACGCTGTCACCTGAGCACGAAGAAGGCGCACTGCGGGTCGCCGCATTCCTCATCAGCTACTACGGAACCGAGAACATGAGCGCCGCCGAAGCGCCAGCGCCAACCATCACCACCAAGGATCGGCTGGGCCTGGTCACGGTCACCATCAAGGGCACGCCATACGTGATCGTCGATATCTGTCTGCGGATGCTTCAGCCAGCCGAGCTGTACAAGGCTCAGGGATTCCCCGCCGACTACATCATCAGCCACGGCGCCGACGGTAAGCCGTTCACCAAGACCCAGCAGGTTCACATGTGCGGCAACAGCGTCAGCCCGCCGCCGATGGCCGCTCTGGCTCGGGCGAACGATCCTTGGCGCGCGGTCGAGCAGCAGGCCGCCGCGGCGTAGTTACAGCCACGGCAGCGCCGACAGCCAATCAGCCAGACGCATAAGCATCTGGCTGAGCAGCTCGACAAGTACTTGGTAGATCACTTCAGCAATGAGTCGCTTCATTCGGTGGAACTCCGGCTTGTTTGATAGCCAGATATTTCCGTCACGACTGCTGCACCGGCAATTAAACGCTTGAATTCCTACTTATCCACAGCCCGGGCAAGCCCCGGCATAGGACGCCCCATGCCCACAGAAAACATCCGCAAGGTAGTCACCGATTCGCTGGTCGGGATGATCTCCGCCGTAACATCGATGACCCCGCCGGCGAACGAACCGTTGCCCGACTTCATTCAAAGCCCGATTGACCGTGCGGTTGAGCGGATCAGCGCCGCACTTGCACCAGGCGTGTCGGCCGCGTGCTCTCGTATCAACCGCCTGTACCTGGCCGGGCCGATGACTGGATTCGAAGACTTCAACTTCCCCGCCTTCAACAAGATGGCCGCACAGCTCCGAGCACGCGGTTACGTCGTTGAGAACCCCGCCGAGCACGGCGTCGTCGAGGGTGCGGAATGGGCGGACTACATGGCCTACGACCTGACCCGCCTCGGCCTCTGCGGCCAGGTCGCGGTGCTGCCCGGCTGGGAGAACTCAAAAGGCGCCCGGCTCGAAGTGCACATCGCCCGCGAGCTAGGCATGAAGGTTGTGAATGCCCATGATCTGGTATCGATGGAGATTGCAGGATGAGCCGATTGTGTTTTTGTAACTGCCCGGCGGGTTTCTCCGCTGCTCCTGAACGCCACGCCCCGGACTGCCCTGGTCGGTTCGGCGCGGGCAAAGCACCTACTCCCGTGCCGGCCACGCTTCCCGCTTCGCAACCGGCGGACAACGGGGTCGACTTCGGTATCGACGGTCGATCGGTCCGTGTCTCGCAGGAGGCTTACTCGATCTTCCTTGCACGTGAAGCGGCGGGCCGGGAAAAAATCGAAGCCCTGCAGCAGCGCCTGAACGCAGCGGATCAGCGGATCGATGACTTGGCCGCAGCAGCCGAGCCATTCGCGAAGGTGGCCGACTTGTACGCCGGCGAAGAAGACAACTCGCATGAGCCAGCGCGCGATGTCGGCATGCATGATGACCTGCGCCTGACTCTCGGCCAGTTCCGTGCACTCAACGATCTATGTACGCGACCGCTGATGGTCGGCTGCAAGCACGGGATTCTTTGCGGTGACGTTACCTGCGAATGCAAAGGCAACGGCTTCGTAGAGCGAGACCATCAGATCCCCGGCACATCGGGCGTTCGCCTGAATATGCTAGCTAACCAAGGCGAATGATCATGAAGCGCTTCATCCGCCGCAAACTCGAAGCCTGGCTGATCCTGCTGGCAGCGAAGATCCTCGAAGGCCGGAACGTCCACCGCTCTCCGGTCGTCTCCCGCCGCGACAACAACAAGATGTACGGCATGGCCGAAGAGCTCGAAGGCATCGCCGAGCGCATCAGCAACCACTATGGCTGAGTGCAGGCTGATTTAGGTGGCTGCGCTTTCAGAGGGTCGAGCATCAAGCGCTGGCATAGGATCTATTTGAATGCCAGTAAGGATTGAGTTCCAAGCATCATAGGCCTGTCTATGGCGCGCTACTGCTTCATCCCAGCGACTGCCGGTGACTTCGCTTGCGACCACCAGCATCATCAGGTGATTGGTGGTTGCATCGAGATCAAGCAATCGGTGGTGGGCTTCAAAACGAAAATCATCAGATGTAGACATTTTTCATGGCCGAAATGGGCCGGCTCGGAACTACGGGCCGATACTCCAATAACATCAGTTTGCCATTAAACACCCAAACTCTAAAATCGATCCGACGATTAACGTATCTTCAGGGCATTTGCTGATCGATCCAATCTTCGGCCGCTTTGACCGCATCAGCGATAGCCTGCTGGTAATCCTCCCAAGGTCCATTGAGTTCTACCGCGACTTTACCGAGCCCCTCTACCTGGCCCTTTGCGATCACATGGGCAGCTGTAGGCGCTTCATCGTTGGGCTTTTGCCAATCGAATTTCACGAAAACGTCTCTACCACGGTAGTGATGGGCAAGCGGTACATCCATCTGGTGTGACACGGCTCCTCCTACTAAGGGTTGTGGGCTGAGAGTATTGTTTTAGACCTTCTTACCGGTTTTCGCCATCAAGGCGAAATGCCATTCCCTCCCCCTTCAAAGTCAGCCGCTATAGCGGCAAGGACGAAGTCATGCCTGAACAAAAGATCACGTTCGTCAACGGCGCGCCGGCCAAGTGCGGCTGCAGGATGGAATTCAGCTCTGGCGGCGGAAACTACTCCGACGTGCTTTTCATCACTCCCTGCGATGCTCACAGCGGCAGCAGGCCGTTCGGGCCGGTAGAAGTGAAGCGCGATGCGGACGGCTGGTGGTATCACCCAAACATCCCGAGCTTCGGAGAAGGCGAAGATCCGGCGCCATACACCGCCTGGACAAAGCAGCAAGGTCTCGAGCTGAAAGGCTGGCACCTGGGCGACGATCTCGATAGCCATCCGTATGAGGATGGTGCTGCTCACTGTAACGGGTGGGAGCCTGAATCGCCGGGGCCGGAGTGGTTTTTGATGGGTATCTTCGACACTGAAGACGGCCCCTATGTGCAGTGGGCTCGCCGCGAGGTTACGCCATGAGCCGCAGCGGATACAGCGACGATTGCTAAAAACTGAACCTATATTTGCTGGCGCGGCGCCTTGACAGCGGCTATACAAGGCAAGCGGCACCCTTGGGAATCAAAGGTTAGTAGAAAACGTTACACAATGGCTACGCTTAAGGGAGTTACGTGCCCCTCGTGCTGGCGAGCTCTAACCACATTCATGAATGGACATAAGACAATGCCAATTGAAAACCAGGCGTTACCCGATTTTATGGCGAAACTCACGCGTCTCGGTGCGGCACCGATTAGTGAAATTTCAGTGGTTCCGGATAATATTTTCTCGGCAACTGAGGTCGCCGAGTTAGTTCAGGCTGCTGAGGCCGACACTTTGAGGACTCTGCTCAATCAAAACCAGATCCCCTATCAAGAATTATTTGATTCTGACGAAAGTATCATCTACCACCAGAACTACAGCGACGATTGGTTTGGCCCAACTATCCTCATTCCGATAGCTGCACTGCTTCAGAACCCGAACGTGACGTCTGTGATACTCGGGCTCATCACAAACTATCTTTATGACGCATTCAAAGGTAGCAAGGCTCAAACTGTAAAACTCAACATAATTAAGGAAACCAAAACGGGTGAGTTTAGAAAACTATCGTACAGCGGGCCAATAGCGGGAATGGCCGAGCTCACCAGCATCTTAGAAAGTATTGAGTAATGAACTTGGACGAAATAATTCAGCAATACAATTCCATAATAAAAACCGCAGAAGAATTCAGTTCACCCGCAAGGGACACTAAGCTCCAGCTTCAGCAGTGCGGAATATTAGAAAATCTAATTTATTATGCTCTGCTAAATAAGAAGAAGGCGATCGAGCATGCAGAGGAGAATGTAGCCAATCTTTTTCTAGGTTACCAGTGTGCCGCTGGTGCGGTGCTGAGCGAAATAAGAATGTGGATATTGCTTAAGTTCGGCAAACCAAATGAAGCATGGGATCAGTATGTAGCCGCTCAGATGGCCTTAATGGACGCTTGTCGAGCCCACGAGGGTTTTCAGCACGGAAGAGAAATCAGCCTGCGATTAACAACCATAGAACAGCTAATCTTTCCAAAACAGAACTTTGTCAGCGCTGGATTCACTGCCAAACAACAAATCTGCTCTATCTGCAAGTTGAAGTACTCGACATGCATACACCTTAGACATAAAGCATATTGGGGCGAGCTGTGCGATATCCTTCATTATGGAATTACTGGCGATCACCTGGCTCTCGTTGACTTCCCGGCTGATAAGAGGTGTCGAGTCGTCTCGATTAATACCGCTGAAGGCGTTCAAGACAAACTCTCACTGATCGTAACGCCGTATGAAGATGATAATGCAACGCATGACGACGCTTCACTAGTTGTTCAGGCCACTATGATGTGCTCCGACAGGTTTCCATACTTGCAGCCGAGTAAGCTGGTACTGGGAGAGCTACCCATGGAGCGGCTGTAAGCCAGTAGTACGAGTGGTCACAGCGGGATTTTAGGGCCATGTCACCCGTCAATTTTTAGATTAATTTCAAATCCGCTGACGCCTGAAAGCGCGGCAGCGGCTGGTGAGCCCTACGACTCCTGAGTATCGCTGCGCATTTTAGTACCGGCTGATCACGGCCAGACCGAGCCGCCCTATGGCAGTGGATTAACCGGCCTTGAGTTCAGCGTCTAAGGCTTCGCGAGGTCAACGGAGCGAGTTTAGCGTACTCGGAATACACCAGCCGGACAGGGTAAAGATGCCCAACCTCATATTTCGCACCAAGTCAGCCGCAAAGTCTGTCGCAATTGCCCAGCCCGTAAATCTCTAACACCCTCCCCTTTATCTAGATGCACGCCGATGCATGGCGGGCGAGGTATTCCTATGTCAGCAGTTCAGCGATTCCACAAAGCAGCCAACGACGCCCTGGTCAAACTCAGCAAATACTGCCTGCCAGGCTCCAAGCTGGCCTTGATCATTGTCACCCCGGGCAAGCCGGAGCGAGACATCATCCTGGAAGACCAGGACCTGGATAGAAACGAGCTGGTCAGCGCCCTGCGTCGGCGCGGCCTGAGCATCGACGGCGACAACGCCTACAAGCGCGATCTGCTGGACTGCGTCGTCGGCGCCTTGGCACACGGAGCACAGAACAGGAATCCACCGCCGGCCGGACACTGGGGCCAGCGCTTCTGGGATATCGGCCGGGAGGAACGCGGACTGCACGAAGAGCTGGTCGCAGCCCTGAGCCTTGCCGTCGAGCGCCGGACGCTCCTAGCGAACGAGTTCAAGTACACCACTCCGGAACATCAGCAAGAGCTCGCCGAGATCTCAAAGGCCCGGGCCGCTATCGCCAAAGCCACCCTATAACCACCTTCTGCCGCCACGCGCGGCATGGAGCCTGCTATGTCCGAAAACGAAGAAACCGTCGAAACGTTCCCGTTCGACAAGGTGCCCGAAGAGCGAATGGCTGCCCTGATCGGTACCACCAAACGCGCACTCGAAGGTAAGCGAGCGCGAGGAGTCATCCCCGAAGGCGTCTGGAATAAGATAGACGGCCGGGTTTTTTATAGCATCAGGAGATATGAAGCATGGCAAGAAAGCCAGTGGGCCTGCCCCGAGGAGTTGAATTTG